ACGCAAAGGTAGAAAACCTAGAGGGTGGCGCTCAAGGTCTTAAGGGGGCAATGGAGTTTTTAAACCTTCTTAAGAAGTCAATGCACGAAATGATCGGTGTTCCAGAGACGGCACTTGGTCAAGCACAGCCTATTTCTAATACATCAGGCGTAGCTCTTTCAATTCAATTCCAGCCTTTGATGAACCGTTACCACCAAAAGATCATTCAGTACGCTCGTGGCCTAGAGCGAGTAAATGAGCTTATTCTTCTAAGCCTTGCAATTAAAGAGCCTGAGACTTTTGTTTGGGATCCATCTAAAAACTCACCATTGAAAACTGGTCAACTAGACCGTTTGGATCCTCAAGACCCAATCACATATCAGTCTTATGTCCACTTCCCACCTCCACTACCTCTAGACAAGTTGATTGCTTTGAACGAAGTTCAGTCACTGATGTCTCTAGGACTTGAGTCTAAGGAAGGAGCTCTTCGCTCACTTGGAGAAGAATTCCCAACAGAGAAACTTGAAGAGATTCGTCAAGAACTTAAGGATGAGGCTTTATCAGACGGCGCCCTTAAGCTGTTACAGACTCAAATTGAGCAAGAGATTATGCAAATCACAGGCACACTGCCACCAGAAATGGGTGGCGGTTCTACCGGTATGACAGGTGGAGGCGCTGGATCAGCAGGTGGAGGCGCACCTATGGCTGCCGCTCCTACCCCAATGTTAGATGGAGCCGGCACAGTGGCTCAGCAGGGCGAGGCTGCTTTAAGAACAAAACTCGTAACTGAAGCTTATGGTACCCAACTTCCAAAAAGGCAGGTACCACAAGACTACGAAAAATAATGCTATTTATGCAGACAATTTCGTAGGGTAAGGCGAAAATTAACTTACAAACGTTAGGTCATATGTGCTACGGGCTTCGGCTCATTCGGAAAACGACCCAGAGAAACAAAGGATATAAGCATGGAAACTGCGGAAAACATGGCTAATGCTTTTGAAGCAGAAGCCGGAACAGCTCCAGTAGTAAATGTGTCGGGCGTTGACGCGTCGACTGTTATTACGGGAACTGAGAGTCAAACAAAAGCTAATGTCAAGTTCTACACAGAAGATGATTTAGCTAAGGTTCGTTCTCAGGAAAAAGAAAAGCTTTACCCTCAGATTGAATCTCTGAAGGAAGAGCTGAACTCTATTCGTAAAGAAAAAGAAGAAGAAGCAGCCCGCAAAGAAGCTGAAGCTCAAGCTTTAGCAGAACGAGCAAAAGCAGAGGCACTAGCAGAGCTAGATGCAAAATCTTATGCAGATGCACGTTTGTCGGAGTTGCAAGAGCAGTTGGAGCGTGAGCGTCAAGAACGTGAACGAGCCCTCGCTCTTCTGGAGCGCGAAAAGACTTTTGCAGATCTTCAGGCTTATCGCCAAGAAGTACTTGAGCAAGAGCGCGACAACATCATCCCTGAACTAGTCGATCTAATCGCAGGTAATACTCGCGAAGAGATTCAAGCTAGTGTAGAAGGTTTGAAGGAACGCTCAGCTCGCATTCTTGAATCGGCTCAGTCTGCTATGCAGACCGCCAGAAAAGAAATGACTGGTACAAGGGCAACCTTGCCACCAGCCGGACCATTGGAAAATAATTCGGAGCAACGTGCGTTAACAGCTGAAGAAATTCAGTCTATGTCCATGAACGATTACGCTAAATACAGAAGTCGTCTCTTGAGCCCAAGTGCACAAGGGAAGTCTCGCGGACTGTTCGGGTAAACCCCCAATCCAAATCCAACTAAGGAGTCAAATTTAAATGGCATCAGGAATCACAGGTACCGGTAATCTAGCCGCTGCCCCTACAGCCTACTCGGGTACAAACACCCAGCTGACTCAAGCGATTCAGACAATTTGGTCCAAGGAAATTCTTTTCCAGGCCATGCCGATCCTTCGCTTCGAGCAGTTTGCAGTAAAGAAGACTGAACTAGGTGTTGCACCTGGTCTTCAGATTAACTTCATGCGTTACAACAACCTCGGCTTTGCTTCAAGCCTTGTCGAAGGTGTTCGTATGCAGACCAACGCGCTTACAGCACAGCAGTTCTCAATCACTGTAACTGAGCATGGTTATGCTCTTGCAGTTTCAGAGCTTTTGCTTAACGCTTCATTCGATGATGTGATGGCTTCTGCTTCACGTCTTCTAGGCCGCAACATGGCTGTCTATCTAGACCAGCTTTCACGCGACACACTCTACGCAGCAACTTCAACCATCTATGGTGAAGATCGTTCAGCTCTTACAGCTGTAAACAACTGGTATGCAGATGGTACAACCGCTGCTAACCGTGCTGCTATGACAGGTACCTACTACATGACCCCTCACACAGTGAAGGACGCAGTAGAGACCCTAGCAACCAAGAACATCCCACGGTTAGGTGAAACCTACGTGGCATTCGTTCACCCACACCAGTCACGTAAGCTCCGTGACAATCCTGAATTCATCGAAGTAACCAAGTACGCAGCACCTGGTAACTTCATGCTAGGTGAAATTGGTCGTCTATACGACACAGTATTCATCGAAACAACTCAGGTCCGTAAGGTCGCTGGTGGTGCTGGTTCAGGTTACACAGCTGATACAGCTGTTGCTAACCCAACAGTAACCCCTGGTGGTGGATACATCACTCCTGCTCAGTTCACAGGTAACGGTAACAAGGATCGTTATGACGCTATCTTTATTGGAGATAACGCATTCGGTCACGCTATCTCTCTACCAGTCGAACTCCGCGATGGCGGTATCCTAGACTTCGGTCGTGAGCATGCACTTGCTTGGTACTCAATCTTCGGTCTTGGTCTAATCACTGATCAAGCTGTTGTTATTGCAGAAACCAACTAATACAATTTAATAATTATGTAGGGCGGGGTTAAGCACGGGCTGAAATGAAGCCCACACTCCCGCCCTACATAACCCTTAACAGACACTAACCCGGAGGATCCAAATGGCAAGTAAAGTAAAGCCGACCGATGTTACTGGTCGCGCTCGTGAAGAGTCTTTAGCAGCAAATGCAGAAGCTCTAGCGCAACGCGCAGGTGAGATGTCAATGGCAACAGCTCAAGCACAAGCACAGCTTGATCAGGTCATTGACGCCACAGTTCCAGATCGTCAAGTAGTCATCGTTGATGAGGTAGTTACTCTAGATGACAACAAAGATTCTGTAGAAATCCGCGTCGTAGAGGATATTGAAAATATGACTCTTGGCGCAGGTAATAACTATAACTTTAAGGCAGGACAGAAGTACAAGGTATCAAAGCCTGTTGCTCAGCACCTTAAGGAAAAAGGCTATCTCGCTGGCGTTATCTAACCAGTAGAAGTCGGAGCGGCGGGCACTATGGTGCCCGCTTCTTCGTTTGTAGGGATTTTTTATTCGCAGTCACCTACCATTATGTAGGCGATGTTAGGAGTGGTTAGTGGCTGTAATTTCAGACATTCTTTATCGAGTACGCCTTGAACTCGGAGACCTCGCCAAGCAATTTGAGTGGCAGGATGTGGGTGACGGCTCCACTAAAGCTTTTGACGTTAGAGTCAAGCCTGTAAACCCAGAGACCCTCACAGTACTTGTCAATAACGTTCCTGTAGCCCAGCCAACTGGATATACAGTTGAGCAAGATATTGGCATCTTTCATTTTGCATCTGCCCCAGGAAACGGGGTTTCAATCAAGATTAGCGGAACCAACTACCGCTACTTTACTGACTCAGACCTAGAACTATTTATTAATACCGCTGTTGAACAGCACACATTTAACCGCACAGACGGCTTTGGTAATCAAATGACCTTAGCTAAGGTGCCGGCAGTTGAGGAATACCCTCTTGCTATCCTTGCTGTAATTGAGGCGTTGTGGGCTCTTGCAACAGACGCATCCTTTGACATTAACATCTTCGCCCCAGACGGGGTTACTATCCCTCGTTCTGAGCGCTACCACCAGCTCGTTAATATGATTAACCAGCGTCAGGAGCAATACCGCACACTTTGCTCTGCTCTCAATATCGGATTGTGGCGTCTTGAGATTGGAACACTTCGTCGTGTTTCTAGAACTACTAACAAGCTTGTACCTATTTACATGCCACAAGAGATTGATGACGCACGTAAGCCAGAGCGCGTTTACATTCAAAACGACATGATGGGTCGTTCGCCTACCCCAACCACAGCTGCTATTTACGATCTTATTATCTATCAGGGTGATAGTTACTCAGTCATCCTTGACTTCCCTATTGATACAACTAACCTTGTGTTTAAGGCGCAGATTAGAACATACCCTAATGCCCCTGCTCTGTACGCAACGTTTACAGTAGAGGTAATTAACCCAACTACTGGTCAAATCAGACTTAAGTTAACAAAGCAACAAACAGCCTACCTACCTGCACGATGCTTCTGGGATTTACAAGCTACATCAACAGTTGATCCAGATTTCCAAAAGACTTACGTTAAAGGACAGGTGTTCGTAACTCAACAAGTGACGGTTGATTAATGGCTGATGAAATAATTATTCAACCTGAACCAGTAGTTCAAATCTCTATTCAAGGAGAAAGCTACGGTGCCGATGGTGCAACCGGTCCTACTGGACCTCAAGGAGCAACCGGTGCTACCGGAGCTACTGGAGCCACGGGCGCAACAGGCGCCACAGGTGCAACTGGTCCTACAGGTGCAACTGGAGCCACCGGTGCTCAAGGACCAATTGGTTTTATAGGTCCTGAAGGAAATACTGGTCCAACTGGTCCTGCTGGAACACCGGGTGCCACAGGTGCAACTGGCGCCACAGGCGCAACCGGTGCAACTGGTGCACAAGGCGTTTCAATAACATTTATAGATGCTGTTCCTACAATAGGCGACCTTCCTACTACCGGAAATAATGTTAACGATGCTTACATTGTTGATGAAAACGGTGATTTATATGTTTGGACGTTAACTGGTTGGAACAACGTCGGACAAATTGTTGGTCCGACTGGGCCCACCGGTCCACAAGGAGAAACTGGTGCAACAGGGCCTACGGGTGCACCTGGTGCCGACTCACTGGTTCCTGGCCCTACAGGTCCAGCCGGAGCAGATGGTGCGACGGGTCCCACTGGAGAAATAGGCCCAACAGGAGCTACTGGCCCTACAGGTGCAACTGGAGAAGTTGGACCTACAGGACCGCAAGGAGAGGTTGGACCAACTGGTGCAACTGGCGCAACAGGCCCTGCTCCATATAACTTTTTAGGTGAATATAACAACGGATATGACTATAGCTATAACGACGTTGTTTACTACTCTGGTTCTCTTTGGATTCGAATTGGAGAGCCTAACACTGGTTATCCTCCATATGTAGGAAGTCCATACTGGGATGTCTTCCTGGCACAAGGTGAAATCGGCCCTACTGGTCCAACAGGACCAACAGGAGAAACTGGCGCACAAGGTCCTACTGGTGAAACTGGTGCAACCGGTATTCAAGGTGAAATTGGACCAACAGGCCCAACTGGTGCGACTGGTGATGCAGGTCCAACAGGTCCCACTGGTGCAACAGGTCAAGGAATTACAATTCTTGGTCAGTATGCAACATACGCTGAACTAGTTGCTGCACATCCAACAGGAAATCCTGGAGATGGATATTTAGTAGGTACTGACCTTTATGTTTGGGACGGTATTGAGTGGGAAAACGTTGGAAACATTCAAGGGCCAACTGGTCCGACTGGATCAACTGGACCTACTGGACCAACTGGTGCAGACTCAACTGTACCTGGACCAACTGGTGCGACTGGTGCGTGGAACTATTACGATACAACACCTCCTGTTGGCGCAAATGAAGGTGATGCTTGGTTTGATCCGAATACAGGCAGTATTTTTATCTTTTATGACGGATACTGGGTTGAGACAGGCGCGGCACCTTTAGGTCCAACAGGTCCTATTGGCCCAACAGGTCCTATCGGTCCTACTGGTGAACAGGGTATTCAAGGGCCTCCAGGTCCTTCTAGCCTTGCGCTTTCATGGTGGTTAGGAGCTTAACGTGGCAGGTATTCAAAACCTTGCAATTGTAGATGACGCTACAGGTACAACCTTTGGTTCAGGTATTAATGCTTTTACCGCAGATAATAACTACCTATGCTCTGTTATTGCCACAAGCACTTCAGCACTTGACGGTGTTATTTATGTAACGGTTGTTCCTGCTGGTGAAGACGAAGAGGACGGGGCTTTAATTGCTTACAACCTTCCTCTTCCATCGTACAATAGTTACGAAACATTTCGCTTTGGTATTAACAACACTGATTCAATTTATGTAGCTGGATCAGCCGGTGTTCGATACTTTGTCCAAGGAATTGTTCAGGCGTAGGAGAATAAATGCCAGGATATGCGTACCCTGTAGGAGCCGACCAGGCTAGTTCAGGCACTCCGATTTCAGGGTATGGTGATGTTACAAGCGCCGCTACTCCTGTAGTAGTTTTTACTGCAAATAGCAAAACTAAAATTACAAGCGTACTGGTGTATAACTCTTACGGAAGTATTCTTCCAGTAAACATCTTTAAAAAGGTTGGGGCTACTAATACCCCCTTGACACAAGTTCGTGTCTTAAAGAGCCGATATGCACTTCAGGCTCTAGTGTCTGGAGATTCTCGCGTCGAGTCCACGGTGCTCGACAGGGATCCTATAACCGAAATCGTTCTAGAGGCTGGGGAATCAATCTCAGCGTCTTGCCCGATTGAGGATGTAATTACCGTGACCGTCTCTGGCGTAGGAGGGCTGTAATATGTCGGGTTCTTATGTTTGGTACCCATCGGTTATTGACTCTAATTCGGAAACCCTTGAGGACTTCGTAGATAAAGTATTTTATGGAGTTCGCCAAGATTCTGCTACAGGACGGGCTACAATAGAGAAGATTGTTGGAGATGAGCCAATAAGCCTTCCCAGCGAAACCCTAGTAAAACCTGATGACTATAGAAACTGGATGTGGACTCATAACACATTCTTATTTTCGTGGAATAACACCACTGGTCGTCTACTTATGGAGGTATTGTAATGGCTCAGATTCTTGACTTAGGCAAGATTCGATTTAATTGGGCGGGAACCTATTCAAACACCACCCAGTACGAGTACAACGATCTAGTCAAGTATGGTCCGAACCTGTACGCGTTCACTGCTGCGGCAGCTGCAACAGGTGTCCTACCTACTAACACTGGTAGTTGGGCAGTCGTAGTTGAGGGTTTCAACTTCCGTAGCACATATGTTAACGGAACCCTGTACTACAAGAACGACGTTGTAACAGACGGAGTTAGCGCGTTTATTGCAACAGCTCAACATACAGCAGCTGATTCAGACATTAACGACAACGAGAATTTTGCGCTTCTTGCGCTAGGTCAATCAGACCTACCATCACAGCTAAGTGCTGTAAATAAAGTTTTAACTTCTGATGGAACTGACACTCTTTGGACAGCAACCACATACCTTACAAAAGGTTACTGGGGAAGTGGACAGGGACAAACAGCATCTACTATTGAAACAAGCAAGAGCCTTACAAACGCGGTTTCAGTGTTCGCAACAACTGCAACCGACTTTGCACAGCTCGCATTCACTAACACATCAAATGCGGCAAACGCATCAACTGACTTTATTGCCTACACCGATACAGGTAACAACGACTCGGGCTTCATTGACCTAGGTATTACCTCAAGCGGTTTTGCTGATCCTGATTTCACAATCACAGGTCCTAACGACGGTTATATTTTCATGTCTGGACCTCGTGGGGATCAAAAGAGTGTCCTTTTAAAACAAGTACTATCTAGCGTAGCTACCTTAACAACTTCAGGTGCTCACGGTTGGATTGTTGGTAATACTGTTCGAGTTGAAGGTGTATCTGAAGAGCTTGACGGAGAGCACGTAATCACTGCGGTCCCTGCGTCTAACAAGTTCTCATACGCAGCGGCGGGCGTGTCACCGTTCGTGGAGACTGACGTAGATCCTGTAGGAACATCTTATCGTCCAGTTGGTGAAGGTAACCTTGTTATCGCAACTGACGCATCAGGTCTTACAAACGCTATCGTGTTCGCTGCTGGCGGCTACTACAGCAATAACACACAGATGGCCATCTACCCAGATTCAAATGTTCATATTGAAATTGCAACAGCTTCAACAAGCCCAACTACAGGAGCACTTACTGTAGTCGGCGGCGTCGGTGTATCTGGAGACGTTAATACATCAGGCTCTATTTATGTAGGAACTGACGCAAAAGTATTTGAAACAAACGCTGGCTTAACAGACACAGTAGCCGTTTTGCGCGGTGCTACAGACTCATTTGCTCAAGTAGCGTTTGTAAACGGAAATAATGATGCAGAGTCTTCGGCTGACGTAATTGTTTACTCAGTTGCCGGAGACAACGATTCTGGTTGGATTGACATGGGTATTACCAACCCTGCCTTTGATTCTAATACATATGGAATCACTGGCGCAGGAGACGGTTACATCTTTATGTCTGGTGTTGCAGACAAGACAGCAACTGTCTCAAGCGTTGCTAGAGCATCAGGTATTGCAACAGTAACTACTACAGCTGCTCACGGCGGTTTTGTAGGTCAGTCAGTAACCATCTCAGGAACTACTGGGTTTGCAGGAACATTTACAATCTCAGCCGTTCCTAACGCGACAACCTTTAGGTTCTTGCAAGCAGGAGCAGAAGTTTCTACTACAGCCTCTGGAGGCTCTGTTGTTATTTCTGGTGGTACAGGAAATCTTGTATTAGCAACCGCTGATAGCGGATCTGAAAACAGAATCGTATTTGCTGCTGGAGGCCTTGCTTCAGGTAACGAGCAAATGATTATCGCTCCAGATCAATTTGTTCACATTGAGATTGCTACTGCATCTACTAGCCCAACAACTGGCGCTCTTATTGTTGCCGGTGGTATGGGTCTAAGTGGTGACCTCAATACTCTTGGAAACGTAAGTTTTGAAGGTTTCCTATTCAGCGGTAATGATGCTGAAAACTGGGCAACTACAACAGCCACTCTTACAAACCCAGTGGCAGTATTCCGTTATGACTCTGGTGTTGAAACAAGCTCATACGCACAGGTTGCATTCCAAAACACAGATCCAACATCATCGACAGACTTCATCGTCTACATGGACAATGGAAATGATGATGCTGGTTTCTGGGGCTTTGGTATCGCTGGATCTGAGTTCGATGACGCTGTTTACGGAATCACCGGCCCTGGTGACTTCTACATGTTTGGTGACACCGTTGATGACACCTACAAGGGCAATATGGTCTTTGCTACAGGTGCAAGCGGTTCTGAAAACAAGATTATCTTTGCTGCAGGTGGATACGCATCTGGTAACAACCAGATGGTTATTACTCCAGATCAGAACATTCACATTGAAATTGACACACCTTCAACCTCACCTACTACAGGCGCACTAACCATCGTTGGCGGCGTAGGTATCACAGGTGATATGAACGTTGCAGGTAACGTGAATATTGCCGGTACTATTCAATTTGGCGGTGGCGGAACCACTGTTGAGACTGAAAACCTTGCAGTTACTGACCCAATGATTTTTGTTGGCACAGATAACTTAACCGATACCCTAGACCTCTCATTTATCGGTGAGCATACTTACCCAACTACTCTTGACCCATCAGCAGCTATTACTACAAAGGCATTGACCTCTAACGTAGCAACTTTGACGGTAACTTACTCTGTAGGAATTGAGAAATTTAAGGCTGGAGACAGCATTACTGTTGCTGGAGTAGACGCAACATTTAATGGAACATACACAGTAACAGCTGCGACAACCACAGCTCCATTTACAGTATCTTACGCAAAGACAGCCTCTAACGTAGCTAGTGCTCCAGCCACAACGCTTACCGCTAGAAACGTTACAAACAAGGAGCTTGCTTCTAACGTCGCAACCCTCACCACTTCAGGTTCACACGGATTTGGTGTTGGCGAGTCTGTAACAGTTACAGGAGTAGACGCCACATTCAACGGCGCCTATGTAATCACTGCAACTCCTAGCACAACAACATTTAGCTATGCTAAAACTTCTGGAGACGTGCCTTCACAGGCTGCAACCACTGCATATGCCTCTAACGTAACTCAAAAGTCACTTACTTCTAACGTAGCGACTCTTACTACAAGTGCTGCTCACGGATACTCAGTAGGTGAGACAGTAATAGTTGGCTCAGTGGATCCTACCTTTAATGGTACGTACACAATCTCTGCTGTCACATCCACAACCTTCTCTTATGGATTGGTTGCCTCAGATGTGGCTACAACCTCTACTTCAGGAACAGCTACAGTAAACCGCCTACAAGGTGTAGCAACTGCTGCTCAGTACCTAGGTACAGCTAACGCAACTGACGTCTTCCGCCCTCGCTACACTGGTCTATCCCGTGATGCCTCGGACGGAAAGTACAAGCTCTTTGATCTTGCTACTACCAAGCCAGTAACTACTGTTGACTTCTCAGAAGCTGGCCTTGTATACGCAACTCTTAAGGCAAAATCTATTGAAGCTACAGATTCAACATCAAGCTTCAGCATGATTACTTTGTCTGGAACACCTAGCGCAAGCACCGATGTGGCTACAGTAGCCTACGTTGCAGCTGCGGCTGGTGGTTCATGGACAATCGTAACCTCAAACACTACTCTTACAGCCGGATCGTTTACCTTTGCAGATACAACAACTGGCCGTATCACTCTAACGCTTCCAGCATCACCTGCGGCAAACACAAAGGTTCGTATCGCAGACGTAGCAAGCAAGTGGGGAACTAACCCTGTAACACTTGCTAGAAATGGAAGTTTAATTATGGGTCTTGCTGAGAATTTAGACCTAAATGTTGTTAACGCGTCGGTAGAATTGGTCTATGCGAACGCTACCTACGGATGGAGGATCGTCTAATGGCAAGTCTTGCTAGATTAATTGGAGGCGGAAGCCAAGACCCACTTCCACTATTTGGAGTATGGTCTAACTACTCTAATACTCCTGGCTGGGGTGTTTACGATAGTGATTTAGGTCAGATTGCTAGCGGTCGTGCCGACACTAGCGCGGAGATGTACTCAGCATACACCGGCAATAACTACAACGACGGTAACAACGTTTCATCAAACAATTTTTCTACAGGATGGGTTAGCGCGACCCCTTTCCAACAGGCTGACGGTAACTGGTTAGTTAACCTACCAGCATCTAGCGGTTGGCAAAGCCATGTAGGTAATAACCCGTCAACACTGCAATCTCACTGGCCATATTTTGGAACAGTTATTGAGCAGGAAGGTGTTCGCCCTCGTTATAGTCTGTATGTAAACGGAACCACTGTTCGTGTTTACCCTAGAGGTGGAACTCAATACCTAGAAACATTTAACTACAATAGCTCTACCTTTATTACCACAGGTGGCGGAACATCAACAAGCGGTATGATTTCTTATAGCGAACGTCTACGTAAGCTCGCAATCATCACATCTGACGGATCAAGCTTCTGGTATCACGAGTGGTACCACCCAGGCGTGTCTTTAGGAAAAGACTACGGAATGGGTTCTTTATACAAGTTTATGTCTGAGGCTAAGGCTGGAGTAAACGGCGCTAGCTACAAGAGAAACACTTTAAGCTGGAGCACATCTAGCTACTCTTCATACTCTGAGTCTCAATACCATAACCGTATTATCTTGGGTGATAACGGAATGGTTGGGCTAGTTCGTATGACTCCAAGCAACCAAACAATTCACTCATACTTTACACCTGGTGCAAATGAGGCTTCAGTAAGCAAGACAGATGTTTCTTCTCTTAGCTTAACTACCTCATATGGCATTGAGCAGGGTCAGTATTATGGAATGCGCCACAACCACACTTGGGATAATAACTGGTTTGCATGCTACTCACCGTACTACTACTACGGATCAGGTATTAACATTCACTTTGTTAGTGCAAAAGATCCTTCAAAGGGCTACAACTACCAAAACGGCGGAAGCTCTAACGGGTTCTCTATCGTGCCAATTGGAGAGAGCAAGTTTTTAGCTAGAACTAACGAAACTAACGCAGACGGTACAGTAGGTCTATCAGTTGGTTACTTTGATCCTGCTGGTATTGCTAACTCTGGTTATGGCTTCAATGGATCCGCTGTTTCCAACGGGGGAACCATCAACTATAACCAAAACGGCGGTATTATCGATACATACTACACAAGCACCTTGTACCCAACACTTATACCAATGCGTAGCTGGAGACAAAAGTAAAGGACTATGATGACAACTAAAGGTAGTTTTACTAATGGCACATGGGCATTCTCTGAAGACGGAGAACTAACAGCTCCGATTGACTCTACTCTTCCTCATCGATTTGTCGAAGGTGAAAATGGAGAAGTTGTAGACAAGTACAACGGTATCTCTGATAACGCTGTTCGTCAGCAGGATCATGAAGAGGCTCAAGCTCGCGTAGAAGCTGCTCAAGCTGAGTGGGACGCGGCAGAGGAGAAGGTCGGAGACCGACCAGCAGATCTTCCTGAACTAGTCCTCCCAGAAGAATAATTAGGGAGGCCCTGAGTGCCTATTGATTTCCCGAACTCCCCCGTACTAAACGAGACGTTCACCGTTGGTGATCAAACTTGGTTTTGGGACGGGGCTGTTTGGCGTATCAGCAGCGCACAGGGAGCAACAGGACCAACTGGTCCGATTGGACCAACAGGACCGCTTGGTCCGACAGGCCCTACTGGCGCACCATCAACCGTTCCAGGGCCTACAGGGCCTACTGGACCGCTAGGACCAACTGGACCTATTGGGCCCACTGGGCCTACAGGATCAACTGGGCCTACTGGACCAGTGTTTCAAAATATTGATGGTGGCGCTGCAAACACTACTTACGGCGGTTCACCTATTATTGATGCAGGAGATGTGAGCGGATAATGGCAGTTAAAATTCAACATCGCCGGGATACTTCAACCAACTGGACTGCGGCCAACCCGCTTCTAGCACAGGGTGAAGTGGGTTACGAATACGACACAGGTAAATTTAAGGTTGGTAACGGAACATCGTTTTGGTCAAGCCTTCCTTACTCATCAGGTACTACTGGTCCTACAGGCGCAGCGGCTACTGTTGCTGTAGGAACAACTAATACATTAACGCCAGGATCATCTGCAACTGTAACTAACTCAGGAACATCATCTGCCGCAGTATTTAACTTTGGAGTTCCTCGTGGTGCAACTGGGCCAACCGGAGCTACTGGAGCGACAGGGCCTATAGGAGCCACTGGTCCAACAGGACCTACTGGATCTACTGGAGCAACAGGTCCTCAAGGAACATCTATTAACTTTAAAGGAGTTGTTGCAGATTATGCAGCGCTTCTTCTTATTACTGGTCAAGTATTAAATGACGCATACCTAACAGATGACACAAATGATATTTGGGTATGGGGTGGCTCTGCGTGGGTTAACGTAGGACAGATTTTAGGACCTACTGGTCCAGCTGGAGCTACAGGACCTACAGGCGCTACTGGTGCCACTGGAGCAACTGGGCCTACAGGACCAACAGGTGCACAAGGAGTAGTAACTGCTGATTCACCTCTTACTTACAATGCTCTTACTCAGACTGTAGGTATTTCCCAAGGACTTTTGTCTATTGCTAATACTCAAGTAACAGGTCTTGGAACAGCCTCTGTAAAAAACGCACCTGATACTGGAAACGCTAGTTCTACTGAAGTGGTTCTAGGGAACGATACTCGTTTAACAAATGAAAGAACCCCAGTAGATAACTCAGTAACAACCACAAAAATTGCCGACGCCAACGTGACCAACGCCAAACTGGCGAACTCCGGAATAACTATTGGTAGCACCGGCATTACTCTTGGAGCAACTGCTACAACACTTGCTGGTCTTACTTTGACCAACCCGACAATTTCTACCATTACTAACACAGGGACTTTGACCCTACCTACGGCAACTACAAACTTGCTTGGTGAAAACAAGGTCACAACTAAGGGCGACATTCTTGTAGCTACCGGCAATAACGCTATTACTAGACTTGGCGTTGGCGCGGACCACTATCAGCTTATTGCAAACCCACTTACTGCTACAGGTTTGGAGTGGGTTGATACAACCACCCCTTCTGCCGGCTCTCGTAATGAGGACACTGCAACTGTAGATGTGTACCCACGTCAAGGCAACTGGTCGGGATCTGTGGCAAACGGAAACGTATACTTCACATTCTTTACCCCACGTTGGGATTGCACGATAGACCAGATTCGTGTTGTCAGCGCAGGTACTGCTGCTACAGGTACAACAGCAGCGCGTCTAGGCCTTTACACATTTGATGGAACAACTGCAACCTTAGTGGCTAGAACTGCGGTAGATACGACATTGTTTGCATCTACTAATACTGCGTACATTCGTTCACTTGATACAACGGGCGGATACCCTGCAACGTATAACCTAGTAGCAGGAGAACGTTACGCGTTTGCTGTCATCTGGACAGGAACCACTCCTGCTACTGTGTACACTGCCTTTGACCTTATCCCATCTGCAATGAGCGCTTTGTCTCCTCGTATGACAGGATTAGTCGCTGGACAAACAGATCTTCCAGCAACAGCAGCAAGCTTTACACCAAGCATCGTTGGACCATGGGGGCGTTTTGAATGATTAGAACTAGCTTAGGAATTGATCCTGAAACTGGCGCAGAAAAATTTGAAGTTAAAAACGATGAAGGAGTAGTAGTCGGTTACGACTTAGTATTTCCTGAAGAATAACGGAGCATCATGAAGGTAGCGGTTTACACAATCGCCCTTAACGAAGAACAATTTGTAGAACGCTGGGCTAAGTCTGCCGAGGGCGCTGATTACCTTGTCATAGCAGACACCGGCTCTACGGATAAGACCGTTGAGAAGGCGTTAGCTTTAGGTATACAGGTTCATGGGATTACGGTTAAACCATGGCGTTTTGATGACGCTAGAAACTTATCTTTAGCATTTGTCCCCACTGATGCAGACTATTGCATTGCATTAGATATGGATGAGGTGCTACAACCGGGTTGGCGTGAGGAATTAGAAAAGGCCCACACCCAAGGCGTGACTCGCCCAACCTACAGATTCATAACATCGTGGCTACCTGACGGGAGTCCTGGAACCGAGTTTGACGGCTTTCGCATCCATACTCGATTTGGCTATCGTTGGAGATACCCCATTCACGAACTACCTTCTCCATACGGCATTGAAGAAAAAAGAATGCGCATGAACTTTGAAATCCATCATAGACCTGATGAGTCAAAGTCCCGAGGAAGTTATCTAGGCCTACTTAAGATGGCCGTGCAAGAAGATCCGTATAGCGATCGCAACGCTTTTTATTATGCTCGAGAACTTTATTTTAATGGATTATGGGAAGAATCTGCTAAAGAGTTTAAGCGACATCTTTCTTTACCTACAGCTTGGTGGAAGCCTGAGCGGGCTTCTTCTATGAACTACCTAGCCCGTATTGAAGTGGATCAAGCCCCGTATTGGTGTGAAAAGTCTATAGAGGAGTCTTCTGGAAGACGAGAGCCCTTGGTACTTATGGCGCGTCATTACCATAAAAAAGAAGACTGGGAAATGTGTTTAATGTGGGCGGAGAACGCGCTGTTAATCACTGATAAGAAAATGGACTACATAGTAGAAGACTTTGCATGGGGGTTTGAGGTTTATGATCTAGCCGCCCTTGCTTCCTATAACTTAGGGCTATATGAACAAGCCATCTCATACGGAGAAAAGGCACTAGAGCTCAACCCCACAGACGAGCGCTTAGCCCGTAACCTAGTATTCTACAAAGCCAAGGAGATCGATGAGAGCGTATGAGCCTGGCGGTCGGTTTAGCACTGACTGGGAACTAGATGAGGTTGGTGACGGCATCACTTGGGATGCGACCAATCCTTTTGGTACAACTGCTGAATGGTGGATTTATAACGACGCTGAATCTCAGGCTGATCCTATTTATGATGTAGAGCCGATAGGCGCAGGTCGTGTGTGGGATGGGCCAGTTGAACTTCCTGTTATTAGCGCCTCTATCACTCACGGTGTAAATCAAACTAACCAACGAGGATTCTACTCATCCGACTCTCTTAAGCTAACGATTAACATTGATGACCTACAGAAGGCTAGCCCTGAAATCTTTTTTGATGACCGTGGTCGCATCAAGCCACAGATAAATTTTGCTAACAAATATAGAGTTGTTTGGCAAAATCAGGTATACCGCCCAATGCAGACACAGACCCAAGGATATGTTGATGACCGCGGTACCATTATTGTTCTAAAGTGCATGCAGGTAATGCCTGAAGAAATGGTCAATGACGAACAATTCCAACAATACGCTCAGGTATAGGAGGCACTATGAAAGGCAAAAAGAAAGTAGAAAAAGTGATGCGAGAGTACAAATCAGGTACCTTGCATAGCGGTAAAGACCCTAAGGGTCCTAAGAAAGCCCCTGTTGTTAAGTCTAAAAAGCAAGCAGTTGCTATCGCCCTTTCAGAAGCCGGCCTATCTAAGAAAAAGAAGAAGTAACCATGCCAAAAAGAATTGGGCAGACGGCAGGTAAAGAGCCTAAGAAGTCTGTAGATGTGGCGCTAACAGGTAGTAAGTACAAAGCTGGTGGGTCTAAATCCCGCAAAAAAGCTGGCGGTATTATCCGTAAGCCAAAGGCTACAATTAGGTATAAAAAGGGCAAGTAATGGCTAAAGACTCTAACCCTTGCTGGGACGGGTATGTCCAAGTTGGGATGAAGATGAAGAACGGCAAGAAGGTTCCTAATTGCGTTCCAGAAGGATCAGGAAAAAAGAAGGTTGCAAAGCCTACAAAAAAGAAAGCGGGTAAGAAATAATGTGCGCTAAGTGTGGTTGCAAATGCAAGGCTGGAAGCCCGCAGAAGGGATGCAAGTGCTCATGCGCGACCTGCAAATCGGCTCGGAAGAAGTAGAAAATACTACTTGCAAATGTGGTAGCGGGTGCTGCCAGAAAGAAGAGACCAAATGAAACGTATGCCTTATAACGAAAAGAACGACAAGAAGCAGGACGCTAAGACCACCAAGGGCTTAGACAAAGAAGAAAAGGCTAAGTTCAAAAAGATGGACACCGCTCACGGAAAGCGTAACAAGCCAGAAACCCAAACCGCTGACCGAAAGATTGACGAAGGAATCATTCGCAAGATTAAGGCTCAAGAAAAGCGCCACGAAGCCAAGGAAGGCAAGAAAGGCGAAAAGGCTGAGGACAAGCGAGAGAAGAAGTCAAAAAAGAAGTAACGCTAAGCCCCCGAAAGGGGGCTTTTGCTTTATACTGATAATGATTCCATGCGGGAATCAAAGCTTTACCCCTGCGATGTACTAGTGCCCTACTCCATAAGGAGACTGCGATGTTTGGTTATATAAACCAACCGAAGGTAGATAAGCCTGATCAGGTTGCCTTTGCTAAAGAGATAGCAAAGCACATCCCTGACAAGGGCGATAGCACAAAGCTCTTCTACACAGCAGTGGGTGCGTACGTAGCGGGGAAGGTAATAAAGGGTGCTAGCCGAAACAAGTGAAGTTGACGCTGTAGTATCAGACGCAGCCTATAACCTTATCCCAATTCTTACAGACGAACTGGTTTCTTTAGCCATGGCTTCAAACTGGCCTTTTCACATAATTAAGTCTCTACAGGTCAGCTTTAACGGAACCAGCCTAACTATTGATTACCCCTCAGATTTAGCTTCTGAGATTCAAACTCTTGAATACGGCAGTGGAACTAGCCTACCTAACTCAGTTCTTCGTAGCTTTGTTTACCGAGCTGAGCCAATTATAAAGAATTTTTATAAGGACAGCGTCGCCTCTAACCTATTTGACCTAGAGGAGATATATGTCTGATCCATTCATTATTGCCGAAGACCTTGCGCTTAAAACCCTTGTGCAAGGAATGACAGTAACTGACAAAAAGAACATGGGGCGCAACGTCCGTGTGTGGTTTGGGTACCCTGATATCGAACTTACAGACCAACACTTTCCTTTTGTGACCATAGATTTAATTGACATTGTTCCTGCAAATGATCGTCAACATCAAGGTCGTCTATACGACAATGACTACCGCGGAACTATTGCCCCTGCTGGTGATAGCTCTTATGGGTATGACATCCCTATTGCCTATGATCTTGTATATCAGGTGACATCTTACTCACGCCACCCACGACATGACAGAGCTATTCAAATACAGCTCTTACAAAGAATTCCATCAAAGTACGGCAAGCTTGCTGTGCCAAATCAGTTAGGTACTGAGACGGCATACAGAAGCATGTTCCTTGATGGATACACAAAACTAGACGGTGTGGAAGAGGATACTGGCGGAGCTCGTCGTATCCTTAGAAACGCTTTGACTGTAAGAGTAGTTAGCGAGATGACACCTTATCAAGCTGCTACAGCAATTCCTGCGGTTGAAGAAGTCTTTATTGACAACGATACGACTCCCCCTACTGGATTCGAGATGGTCTAACACATGGCGCCTACGTATAAAACTAAGGAGATAATTTAATGGCATTTCAACGCCCTGGGGTTTATGTACAAGAAGTACTAAATCCTATTCAATCAACAGTGGGGCCGAACTCCGATACCGTTGCCGCTTTTATTGGCGCTAACGATCGCGGACCTACCACACCAACACTGGTAACTTCATGGAGCCAGTACACAAATCTGTTTGGATCATGGAACCTAATAGCTGGAGACTCTCTGCCTATCGCGGTATACATGTTCTTCTCAAACGGTGGAAGTCGTGCTTATGTACAACGTGTAGTTGGAACAGGCGCACAGAGCGCAGTCCGTACTTTCAATGACCGAGCAGGAACCCCTCTTTCTACTCTTCGCCTAAATGCAAAGAATGAAGGCACTTGGGGTAACGATATCAACGTAACAATTACAGACTCAACAACCACTGGCTACTTCAACCTAACCGTTTACTACGGCGGATCTGCGGATGCCAACATTGTGGAGCGTTACACAGACATCGTTATGAACAACGCTGACTCACGCTATGCGGTTGCTGCAATCAATGCGGCATCTGCCTACGTAGTAGCAACAGATCTTAACTCAGCTACTGCTGGTGCAAGCAAGAACCCTGCGGTTGTAACTAACCAGGCACTCTCTACAGGAGCAAACGGCTCATCTGTTGGAAACATCACTGACTACTCAGGTTTTGACACAATCAAGCAGTCATTGGTTCTAAACGTTCCAGCAGTTGTTAGCGCAACTACCGTAAACGCTGCAATCAGCTATGCTGAATCACGCGATGACGTATTTGTAGTTATTGATGGTACTGCTGCTACAGCAGCTGATCAGATTACATTGACAAATACATACACAGCTAGCTCACACGCGGCTGTATATTACCCACCTCTAGTTATCGCTGACCCAACCGTTGGTGTTGGCGGAGCTTCAGGTCAAACAAGAACCGTAGGAGCAGGTGCTGCGGTTGTAGGTCTTTACTCAGCAACTGACGCATCTCGTGGAGTATTCAAGGCTCCGGCAGGTCTTCAGGCTCGTCTAGCTGGCGCTACTTCTGTAGCCTCACTAACTAACGCTGAACTTGATTCTCTTAACAGCAACGCTGCAGCAGTCAACGCAATTAAGTTTGTATCAGGCTCAGGCATTGTTGTAATGGGTGCTCGTACCCTCAAGGGCGGATATGTGGACAAGTACGTTCCAGTACGCCGTACATTAATTTACTTACGTAAGGCTCTTACCGATCTCACAGAGTTCGCAATCTTTGAGCCAAACGACCCTGCATTGTGGCGCCGTATTGACGCAACAGTTAGCAGCTTCCTAACGAGCTTCTGGGCACAGGGCGGTCTTCGCGGATCAGTTCCTTCTCAGGCGTTCTTTGTTAAAGTCGATTCTACAAATAACCCACAGGCATCTATCGATAATGGCGAAGTCCATATCGAAGTTGGTGTTGCGCTACAGCGCCCTGCGGAATTTGTAGTAATCAAAATCGGTCAGTTTGACGGTGGTTCCACCGTTACTGTGGCGTAAAGGAGATAACCACAAATGGCAAGTAGCACAATCAATCGCTTCTCTACTCTGGCAACAGATCCGTTACGCTCGTTTCGGTTTTATGTAGAGTTTGAGAAGCCTTATGGCACCGATGCACCGATTGATAGCATTGGTCCTACAAAGTGGACCGGCGGTTTTACAAATATCAGCGGTCTAAACATCAACACACAGTCAATCCAATACCGTGAAGGTGGCTACAACACCACTGTACATCAGGTACCTGGCATGACAACCTTCAGCCCAATCACAATGCAACGCGGTGTGCTATATGGAAACGACCAGTCTATTAACTGGATGCGTTCTCTGTTCGCTGCAGCTTCAGGTGACGGACTTTCTACAACAGGAAAGACCTTCCGTTTGGATATGAAGATCTACGTTATGGATCACCCTAACGCTGGACCATCAGATGCGAACGTTCCAAAGATGGGCTTCAAGGTTCACAATGCTTGGATCACTGGTTTGAACTACACAGACCTAAACGCAAATGACGGAGCGATTCTGTTTGAATCAATCAGTCTTGTACATGAAGGTTTAACTGTATTCTTTACTCAGGGAACAGGCAATGACGCGTTCAAGGCTCGTTCAGGCGATGCTACGAACCCGACTTCTGCACCAACTGCTTAATTAAATATAACTAGGAGTATTAATCGTGAGTGAAATCATTACTGATGCGCAACTAATCAATGAATATGCAAAGAAGGCTATGGAGGAGCCCGCGGTAGAAGTTATAACGCGGGCCCCATCCGACTCCGAAGTCACTCTCCGTGGTGGCTTTCTAACACCTGAAGGCGTAGTTACTACAGCAGAGGTTAGAGAGCTAAACGGAGAGGACGAGGAAATTGTTTCAAAAACTGGCTCAACAGCAAAAGCCTTAAATGCTTTGCTAGAGCGAGGTGTAGTAAAGATTGGTACCGAGGATGTGACTAGAGACCACCTAGACACTTTGTTGTCTGGTGACCGCGACGCACTCCTTATTGGAATCCGATGTGTAACATTTGGAAAAGAACTTGGCGTAACCGTCGTATGTAGCAACTGTAACCAGCAACAGCCAGTTACTATTGACCTAACTACAGACGTCCCTTATAAGACGTTAAAAGACCCTGTTAAGGATCGTAGTTGGAATGTAGAAACTAAATTGGGAACTGTCCGCGTAGCTCTTCCTAACGGCGTTGTTCAAAAGAAACTTATGGACAACATTGATAAGACCGCGGCAGAAGTAAATACCATCCTGTTGTCTGGCTGCATAGTCTCAGTTAACGACGCCCCATCAATAGGTGCTCGCAACGCCCTTGCTCTAGGCATGGCAGACCGAAGCAAGATTATTGATGAAATCCTAGATCGTAACCCGGGCCCACGCCTTGGGGAGGTGAAGAAGACTTGTCAGGCATGTGGTGAGGATATTCCTCTACCGCTAAGTTTGACCGACTTGTTTCGCATATAGCAAACAAGATTACGAAAACCTTCTTAACCAGTACGAACTACTTACCAGAGTATTTAGCGGCTGGACTCTTACCGAAATTAGACGGCTCTCCTATAGAGAGCGCCTAAACTGGCTAGAGCGAGCACAACGTAATAGTAGGAAAGGTATTAGCTAGTGGATAGTAAAAACCAGCTAAATATGGGTGGCTCAGGAAGAGCCTTCATTGCCGACCTTAAAAACGGTATTGTGGACGCTCGCCAAGAGTTCAGACTATTTAAACAAGAACTTCAAGACGCAGCCGCACTAGCGCAACGTTTCCGCGACAGCATGTCCAACATCCGTGTTGGAGGTGGTGGCGGTTCTGCATCCCCTAATCAAGTAGCTCCTGATCCAGAGTTCACTCCTCCGCAAGCCGCTATAACAGCGGGTGGGGGAGGTGGTGGCAACGTTCCTGTTGTACCTTCTGGTGGCACGGCGATGGTCCCGTATGGCCGCGGTGGCAATGTTGTTGCTTACACCCCGCCTGTTTCTGGTGGAACCGGTGGTGGTGGCGGTGGAGGATTTAGCGGAGGAAACAATCTAACCGATTGGATTAAAGAAAACCCAGCTGCTGGATCATTGTTTGCCGCATCCGCAGTGAGCGGAATGCTTACATCTCCAGCTGAAGCTGTAGAAGCACAGCTTCTTATGCAACGTGCTGCGTTCTTTAACTCAACTGGTGCTAGAGGCCGAGCTGCTGCACCAGTAACACAAGCGTCTCTATACGGTATGGGTTCTGTTGATTACGACAGAATGCGCCGACTTCAAGAGAACATGGCAAAAACTGGAACTGTCACAGATTCTATGGATGCTATGCGAGCACTCGTTGCTGCGCAAAGCTATGGAATCACAGGCCCTAACGTTGCAGGTGGCGCAATGGGCGGTGTGGCAATGGGTGTTGCGCAGACATCTAACCTGCTTCCAGGTATTGGCGCCGAAGGAACGATGCGAGCCTTTGGACAAATGCAACAGGCTAGAAATGTAAACATGCTCCGTGGTATTGGTATTCGACTACGTGATGAGCAGGGCAACCTAAAGCCGCCTGATCAAATTATTGACGATTTATGGAACAAGATTTGCCGTGACTATGCTCAAGCATACGGATCTGGAAAGAAACCAAGCGAGCGCGAAGTTCTTATTGGTTTACAACCAGGCAACTCTATGGACTCCATGCTTGATATGTACTTTGGCAACGACCCAATGGCAAAGCAACTTGTTGCTAATGGTCTTTTGTTTAAGGCTAAGAGTGGTGGCGCAGCCATTACTAAAGAGAACCTGACTCAATTCGGAGCAACCACTGCTGCAACAAATGCGTTTAGCGCAAGACAAGCAACTGCCGCAGAAGGTTTAGGTCAAGTCGCAAATGCTGGTGCGTTTGGTTTTGAGAAGGCTGCCCAAGTACTAACCAAACTTGGTGCGTTCATGAACATGATTGACAGGGTAACTGGCGTACTACAAATAGCAACTGGCGCAAATGCGTTTGCTACTACTCTGCTTGGAGCTGGAGACGGTTTCATGCAAAAGATTTTGTCTTTGCTCCTAGGCATTAAGGGCGCAAAAGCTGAAGGCGGAGACGTAGGTCAGCAAAATATGTATCTAGTGGGCGAAAAGGGTCCTGAGCTTTTCGTACCTAAAGTTGATGGAACGATCATCCCTAACCATGATTTATCTAAATACAACTTTAAAGGCGGACGCGCCGATGGCGGAGAAGTCTTTGCTAAAGATGTATTAAAGGGTATTGGTGCTCCTGTAACTGCTTCTAACATTCAAGCAATGTTAAATTGGGAACAAGGAGAAAACACTAAGGCTCGACATAATCCTTTAGCTACTACGAAGACTGGATATAAAGGGGCAACACCATTTAATACGTTTGGTGACAAAGGCCAATACCACGTCTGGAACTACACATCTCATGAACAAGGTGTTAAAGCCACCGTTGATACGTTAAAACTAGGTCATTATAAGGAAATTGTTTCTCTCCTAAAAGAGGGCGATGTTCCTTGGGAAAAAATTAGAGCAAGCATTAAGAACAGTCCTTGGGGTACCTTTAAAGGCTCTGGAGGATCTGGAGGGTCTTCAGGAAGTGTTGATGCTGAATCTGTAGCAAAGTTATTTGGTATAGATCCGTCGTCTATTGATGCAAAAACATTGGCCCAGGTAAACAAGCTTCTTACTGATCCTAAGTACTCTAAAGAAGTTAGTAGCCTTAAAGATTTTATTAGCGGTTCATGGGGATCAGCCGGTGGAACTGGAGGTCTAGCAGGGCTTACTGGTGCTGGGCTTTCAAATGTATATAACTATGGGGGGGTTGCTATTAATATCCTTGGCGGAAACCCTAAAGAAATTAAACGTATCCTTACAGAAGTTATGAAAGACGCAAAGATTCTAGAGAATGCGAGTAAGAAGTAATGGGCTATCTAGACGCGACTAACTGGGGAACCTACAACCGAGGGGTTTCTAGTTCAAACATATCTAACTCTACTCTAGTTGGCACAGCTCGCCTCACAAAAAACACGGGCGGAAAACTGTACACAGGCGAGGAAGACACAACTGTCTCAGACTCACACCTATACACGCTTGCTAAAGCTGAAGGTGCTTGGCAAGAAAAGCCAAGCTCTAAGGATGTGCAAACATCAGCAAAGGCTCTATGGGGCACATCGCCAAACCAGTTTAAGTTTAATCTTCCTCCGCATGCTTGGAGTATGCCTTTAAGACCAGTAGAAGTAGATAGTGGCGCTATAGGAAACTCAACCGCTGGCATCGCAGACTTCCATGGTCTACGTAGAGGTCGTATTTGGTACTGGAATACCTCTGGCGACATCACGCAGATCAACGCCTCTGGAGATGTAGTTAAGGCTAAAGATGCTGTAAAAGGAACATCTGTAGTTGGCGGTAGCGAAATTACTTTAGAGGATAGAGAGTACGGATTCCAATTCCTTTGGAACCCAGAGTCTATTGCTAGCAACGTCTCTAGAAATATGGATATCACACCTTCGGCTGCCGACTCTCTTCGTGTAGTAACAGGTGTTTTTCCTGGACAAGAAACAGTATCTCTAAACCTACTGCTTGATAGAACAAACGACTTTGCTTGTATAAAGCACAACTCTGCTACAGCGTCTAAAAGCTGGGAGTCCTTTTCTAAGTTCTACAGTGGATACCATCCAAACGCGCTAAAGCAAAGCTTCTCAACAGAGATTGAAAAGCTGATGGAACAGGGAACACTGTACGATCTTGAGTATCTATTTAGAGCCGTTAACGGCTCAGGATTCGTTGGTCCAGATGGAAAACCCGGCCTATATACAAATCTACTGGGTCGCGTTACAGCAAATATTGGTTATCTACAGCCTACGCTTCTTGGCATAGAACTTGGTCCTACTAAGGACAGCCTGTCCTATGTTGGCTGGATTTCTAACCTAAGCATGACTCACACTAAGTTCACTGAGACTATGATTCCGTTACAGACACAAGTAAATATCTCAATCGAATGTTTCTCTGGTTCAGGTATAGGAGCTACAAAATAATGGCTATCTTTAAAGGGTCTAGATACGAGTACTCTGTCGTTGACTTTTTTTCTACCACTCCTGATGGGCCTGAAAACCCTGTAGTGTTCTATAAGTTTTCTGAGCTTGGGCTAGTTCGTTATTGGGTCCATGAGTATGTGGAAGGCGAGCGCCTAGATCAAATCGCCTATAAGTACTATCAAAAACCTGAGTATTGGTGGATCATTCCAGAATACAACCCTGAGCTTGAGGACATTACCAACATACCTGCGGGAACCCTACTAAGGATTCCTAATGTTTAATTACATAAAAATTGAGTTTCCCGAATCGCCAAATATTCAACCAGCGTTCGTGTACTCAGCCACCCTTCACCAAAACCGCTATGAGCATGAAATTGCTACCGTAGAGTTTAAAGACTGGGGAGTATCTTACGAGGCTATTCTTCCGAACAGTCCAGTAAGCATGACTATCTATGGCCCTAATCGTAAGCGCGAGTTTCATGGGTACGTTCATCACATTAAACCCGAGCGTACTCCGGGTAAAGACTTTGTTGAAGCAGTGCTGATTGGTGCGTCTTTTCCTCTAAAGGCCACATCTCAAAAGGTATATAAAAATGTAACCGCAGATCAAGTAGTTAGAGAGATAGCAAAGAAGCATGGATTTGCATGCTACGCAGTGCCTCATCCTCGCGTCTATCCACAGCTTGCTCAGGCTGGACTAACGGATTGGCAACTAATGGTTAAGCTAGCTAAACAGTCTGGCTACACCTTGCGCACCCAGAACACAGAGATATATTTTCAACCAGTTCTAGATGACTACACTCGTTACAGATCTGAAGCTCCTAGATTTAAGATGGGGGTAACCAGCAGTATTGATGGCACATCTATCTATAGCTTTAATCCAAGCATTGGTGAAACCATTGAGTACGATGACGCCAAGAAGGCGGCTATTGCGGTTTCTGGCTTAGACCCTTTGTCTTCAGAAATGGTTTCTTATACAACACAGAAGCCTAATAAAAAGACAAGATCAAAGCAAAGAAAAGAAATCTTTGATAACTACAGCACATCAGTGGTGGCTCCAGATATAAAGATAGCTAAGTTTGAAGCCGATGCCGCGGAGAGCTTAAACGCTTTCCCTTATAGAGCAAAACTTGAAGTCATTGGTGATCCATCTTTGCGACCAGATATGCCAATCTATCTAGAAGGTTTAGGGGAAACTTACTCTGGCTACTGGACAATCTTGTCTACAGAGCACACTATTGTAGAAGAGGAACTAAACCGACATCGCTATACGACCGTGCTTGAGGTCGGCACCGATTCTTTAGGACAAGCTGTGGACTGGACCGATAACAAAAGAATCTTATCTCCAGACTACATGCCTACTAGAACTATTGTCCCTAGCGTAAAGCAAACTAAAGTTGTACCTAAGTCCCAACTAGTTAACACAACTATAAAGGTAACACCGCAAACTGAGTCTTTATTTGGGACCGTTAAAAACAGAAACCGAGTAAACACTAGTCGTGTAGTAGAGGCACCGATTTGGAAGAGCACCACACCAAACCTCAACCCTATTATTGCCGAGTCACGTAGAAGCGCGGTAGTCACTGAACGAGTAGCAAAGGCGACTGCCTAATGAGTATTGATCAAAAGTATTACGGTATATACCGAGGAAAAGTATATGACTCTAATGACCCTGAAGGTATGGGGCGCATTCAGTTAATAGTCCCTCAAGTTCTTGGGCAAAGTGTTACTGACTGGGCTTACCCAGTAAACGGAGCTATTACTCAGAGTAAGTATCCGTACGCAACTTTTTACACCACCTCTGATCAAACAATAGGTATAAACACCCCTACAGTCGTAAACAACTGGATTGAAGCGGATACCAGTAGAGCGTATCTAGATGGTACTCGTATGTATGTTCAAGAGACTGGCGACTACTTCCTACAATTCTCGTGCATGTTCACAAAAACAAACGCAAGCGCAGGAACCGCTGATATGTGGATAAGAAAAAACGGCACTGACATCTCTGATAGCAATACTAGGATCACATTGTCTGGAAGCAACGCCGAAATCACTATGACTGTGGGATTGATATTAGACCTAGATGCTGGGGATTATATTCAGTTCGTTTCCTCTGCTAGCGCATCAAACACTCTAATTAGTCACTCTCCAGCCAGCGTTGGGCCAGCGGTGCCGGGTATTATTGCTACTTTAAATTTAGTAGGAAAATGGAAACCGCAACCAGGAACTGGTGTGTGGGTAATGTTTGAGGGCGGAGATCCTAACTTCCCTCTATGGATTGGAGGACAGTAATGCCTAAGGCTATATCCCTTCCCTTTTCTTTTGATTCGTCTGGGGCCGTTGCTTACACCCAAGACGAGAAAAAGATGTGGCAAGACCGCGTCGTCCTCGTTTTAATGACCCGCCTTGGCGAGCGCGTTATGCGTCCAACCTTTGGTAGTGAGGTTAAAGACTCCCTATTTGAAACTGAAGATGCCGCAGTGACGATGATTAGAAAATCCGTATCGGTAGCGTTTAGCCGATGGTTAAGTCAATTAGAGCTAATTAGTGTAACTACTACTGTTGATCCTGTTGACGGGTTTATAGTTTTAGAGGTCGGATACCGATACAGCCCTAGAGAAAATGAGCAGAGAGTCAAAATAAAAACCGCTATCCTTTCTAGGTCAGGCGAAACCATTCTGGAGGTAAGTGAATAATGGCAAGCAACTACATCCCACAAACGGATTACACATCTCGTGACTACGAGTCAATTCGTCAGGACATGATTGACCTTATTCCTGAGTATGCCCCTGAATGGACTAACCGCGACCCTGCGGACTTTGGCATGACCCTCCTTGAGGACTTTGCCATGAGCCATGACATCCTTAACTTTTACATCGACAAGGCTGCTAACGAAGGCTTCATTACTACCGCAAGCCAACGAGAAAGCGTTCTTCAGATTGCCCGCCTCCTCAGCTATCGTCCAACTGAGACCTCGGCTGCCACTGTAACGCTAACCTTTAAGAACTCAACCGCTTCACCAATTACAGTGCCAGCTCTTACACAGGTCTCTACTACAACTGTAGTAAGTGGCAATACCACTCGTATAATTTTTGAGACAGACGCGGCTGTAACTGTCCCGGCCAAAGTAGGAATCGTTGACGGCTCTGCAACAGTCTCTGCTACACAAGGAGAAACAGTAAGCGGGGAAGTCATCGGTACATCTACAGGTCAAGTAAATCAGGTGTACCAACTAACCCAAACCCCAGTAATTAATGGAAGCACTGAGGTCACCGTGGGCGGTGTTGCCTACACTGAAGTGCCGTATCTTATTGACTACCAAGGATACGATCCTGTTTACACAACCTTGACTAACGCTACAGGAACCACATACATAGTATTTGGAGATGGAGTTAGCGGACGCGTTCCACCTAACAACGCTCAGATTGTTGCCACTTACCGCGTAGGTGGTGGTGCTTCAGGTAACGTTGCGGTAAATACCCTTAAGTACATTGAAACAAATGCTGTACCGGGGCTTACCGTTCTAAACCAATACATTTCTGTATCTGATACAGGAGCTGCTACTGGAGGAGCTGACGCTGAATCTACAGACTCTATTCGAGTTAATGCTCCTCTTAGCACCCGCGCTTTGAACCGAGCGGTGTCACTCTCAGACTATTCATCTTTGACTTTACAGGTTAGTGGAATTGCTAAAGCAGTATCTGTAGCTGATGTCTATACAAGCGTTACCGTGTTCTTTGCACCTTACGGAGACTCTGGAGTTCAAGTAGATGGGGTGACACCATCTTCGGTGTTCAACGCCTTAGCCACAACAGCTACCAGTTACTTAGTAGATAAGATTCCAGCAAACACCACAGTTACATTCCAGCCACCTTCATATGTGGATGTGAACATAACCGCTGCAATCACGTGTTTGCCACAATATCGTCAAAGCACTATTCAAACAGCTGCTCAATCAATCCTTAACGAACTACTTTCTTTCGATAACGTAGTCTTTGCAGATCGAATCAGCCTACAAGACGTAATCACAGCGGTAAGTTCGATTCCAGGGGTTGGCTACGTACAGGTCAGCAAACTAATTAGAGACGATCAAGACGCTACCTATACAGTTACAAACAAGGCTCTTACCTCAAATGTAGCCACTCTAACCATTGGCACACACAGTCTTGCAGTAGGAAACACTGTAAAGGTTACAGGCGTGGACTCAACATTTGATGGGACATTTGTAGTAACTGCGGTTGCGTCCACTACTTTCTCCTACGCTTTAGTAGCAGCCAACGTAACATCGACTGCTGCAACAGGGCAAACAACCGCACTATCCTCTAACGACGTTATCTGCGCTATCAATGAGATTCCACAGGCTGGAGCTATCTCTCTAACCCTCACTGGAGGTATTACAAACTAATGGCGCGTTATGGTCTTAGCTACTACGGAATTGCTTACTACGGTCCTGATAACCCTGTAAGTTTCGTAGCCTCTAACTTCACAGCAAAGCCTTATGGCTATGGCTCTATCCAACTTGCATGGAATAGCCCTACAGGTAGCTGGTCAAAAATACGTTTAGTTAGAAACCCTTACGGTTTTCCAGTAAACGCGTTTGATGGAGACCTGCTTGTTGCTACGTCTAAAGAGCTAGACCCAACGGTATTCTTAGATAACACAGGGCTTTTACAAGGCGCGTTTTACTACTACTCACTATTTGTGTTTGATACTGTCTCTTACTCTTGGAAACGAGCAGGTAGCGCCCTCGGTCTATCAGTAAAAGACTACAACTACAGAACCAAGCTTTACGATTGGCTACCTGAAATTACTAAGATTGAGCGGTTGTACAACGCAGACGACAGCCTTCACAATCAAGACCTATATAAGTTCTTGTCTTTGTTTGGTTTTCAATTAGATCAGACCCACACCCTAACAGCTCTATTGGAAGATAGATATAACTTAGAACGTGTTAACGGAGTATTGTTACCTTTATTCCTAAAACAATTTGGTCTTACATATGAACCAGAAATTGGGTTTCAACAAGCCCGTATTCTTATTCGTGACGCTATTGAGATTGGAAAGAAAAAAGGTAGCGAAGACGGATTAAGAGAGTTTATTAAAGCCTTTACCGGCTACGGAGTCCCTCAACCTATTACTGGAACACCAAACCCAAGTATCAACGGTCTGTTAATGGGCAAGAACCTAATGCTTGACTACAACGATTCTTCTTTTGAAGAGAGCAAAGGTCACTGGGCTTCTAGCACTAATAACGTCAGCGTCGTAGCCCTTACGCAAAAAGAAGCTACAAGAATTGTTGTGGCTACCAGCGTTGCCACATTAACAATTGGATCCCACAACCTTAAAGTAAATCAAAAAGTATTCATTAGCGGGTCAAAATACCCAGCGTTTAACACGGGATCCGTTACTCCTGTAACAATTACTGGGGTAACAGCAACAACTATTTCGTTTGCCTCAACTGTTACTACGTTTCCATCCACATCACTATTTAATCCAGAAACTGAAGAGTATCCAACAGTCACGTTGTACCCAGTTCCTCACGTTGAGGCTACTGCTCCAGCAAATTACCCAAATAAACAAAAAGGAATTCTGTCAGTAAACAGAACTTCTGGTACAGGTAACGTAGATATTGAATGCGGTTTGGACAACCCTATTACTAAAGGTGTTCCAGTAACCGCCGGCTCCCCATACGCGTTTAGCGTGTACGCCGGATCTATGGGAACTGTAAGAAACATACAGGCCAAGATTCGCTGGTTCAATAGACTAGGTACTTTTATTTCGGAGTCTTCAGGAACCGCGGTGTCTACTGTCCTTAACACTTTGACTGCTAGACCTGAAGTGACAGCTGTTGCTCCAACAGGTGCATACTACGCTGTACCTAAACTAACAGTTGTTGCCGCTACAAATTCTGGAACAGAGTTTCATTACTTTGATTGTGCGCAATTTGAACAATCAACATCAGTTACTGCTTTCCAAGAAGCCCGTCAATTGCAAATAACTCTCAGAGCTACTCGTATTAACGAACTAGTTAACCCGCACTTTGAGGCACCTATAGCCCCATGGTCGGTAACTGGAGCAACCACATCTGTGGCGGCATATGCTCAAGAACCTGATGCAGAAGTATTTCAAATCGGGTATTTAACTGTAAGCAGTAACGTGGTAACTATAGAGACCACCGTAAGCCATGACGTCGAGTCTGGATCGCAAATGGTTATCTCTGGTTTAGGCGCACCTTACGATGGTATCTTTACAGTAGCTGACTCTGGAGTAAATTTAACAAACCCTCTAGAAGCATCTAAAACATTTACCTATGCGTTAACAACACCAGATGTCGCAAGAACAGCGGTTACAGGCACAACGTACTTGTCTGGAAACTCTTTGTTCGTAAGCGCAACAGGTTCTACAGTTTCTATTAAATCAACTACTGCGCCATCTGATTTGATGGGCATTCATTACCCAAGCACTTCTTACGCGTTCAGTGTTTATGCCCAATTAGACGTTGCCGGTAATGAAGAAGTTACCCCATCAATAGTTTGGTATGACAGCACTAAAACAGTTATCGGCACATCTGTAGGTAATGAGTTTATTGTTGATGCGAGCGGAACCAGTTGGGATCGAATCACCATGATTGCTACTGCTCCCGCAAACGCGGCCTATGCCCACGTAGAACTCACATGGGACGTTATCAGCGGAACAGTTCTTATTCTAGATTCTGCTCTATTTGAAAACGTAGGCGTAATCCTTCCGTACTTTGACGGTACCCACGGTCCTAGCGAAGCTACAGATCTGATCTGGGAAGGCGTTGAGAACGAATCAAGAAGCCACCTATACAAAAATAGATTCTCAGTGCAGACACGTCTGACCGATGAGCTACTGGATAATTACGTTTACCTTGGTACAACCTTTGCGGTGTACCTAGCACAGCCTCAGACATAGTACGATTGGGGCATGTTAGATCTGCTCCTAGTCGGTATGTTCACCGCATTTTTTCTTGCGGCCTTTGCCCCATTGGTAGAAGTATTAGCGATATTTATAAATAAACTTTTTATCAATATCGTTCTTTCTCTCGGATTCTCGTACCTAGGAAACTATCTACTGGGCAAGTCAGACCTAAAAGAACTGATCCTATGGACAGTCGCATGCTCCTATTTCGGTAGCGCCCTTCTCCTCGTTGCCGAAAAAATAGCGACATACCGCCCCGCGGTGATTAACCAGTCTAGATAATCGTGTATGGTAGGGCCACCCTAAAAGAGGAGGTCCTATGGACAGGTACTACGTTCTCGTCGCTGGTAGCGGGAAAACAAGCCGAGCTAATATCGAAGCTTTACTAGAAGATCATTACTATGCAAAAGGAAAGAACGGCACGTTAGTCGTTACTTACCAAACAAAGCCTAGCCCTGAACAGGTACAGGCGATTCAATTCTCAAAGGATAAAGATAAAGATCTACTGCTGTTTACTACAGCCAACGGTAGATTCGACGGCGCACCTAGCGCCAGCGTTGAACTAAGCGATGACCCTGTATCTAGCGCCCTTTCTTTCCTAAAGGGCTTAGACGCATCAGCTTTCTTGTTATGGGCAGACGAAGACTCAGACTGTCAAAACATCCTTGCGTTAGCCAAAGAGGTAGGGATACCTTGCTTTGATCTAACTGAAGGCCTACTTCCCCTAACCCCATCTGAAGACATCAAGCCTAGCCAAACGCCGGTCATCCCTGAACAGGAGACCCTTGAGTACAAGTCAAAGAAGGAAGAGGATGAGGAGGAGGATGACGAAGAAGAGGAAGAAGAGGACGACGACGAAGACGAAGACGAAGAAGAGTACGAAGAAATGGACGATGTCTATTTCGGTCTCGAAGCCATCGCCAAGTTCATCGCGAAGGAAGTCGCCAAGCAAGTCGTCGAAGAGTTAAAAAAGGCTCCGGAGGCACCTGAGGCGTGATTTCTGCCCGTGCTCTAGGTGTCTACACCTACTTGTACCTGTCAAGGTCTAAAATAAGCGCTGAAGCCCTTTCTGGGGTATTTACAGAAGGACGCGAAGCCATGTCTACGACCCTTAGAGAGCTAAGGGAGTTAGGGCTTATTGAGACCAAAAAGCAGAGGGTTGGGGGTCGAATCATGACCTTAAGCCGTGTCGTGGACCCTGAAAACTGGACCCCAGAAACCCGTCTTCTGTTCCAAGAGGTACAGAGAAATAAGCAATTACTACGTAATAGTAATTTCTATCTTTATTTACCGAATATCCCGGCGGAGCCGGGAGATGAGGAAGAGTTCTTAAAAGTAAATCTTGAGGGAGGAAAAATGTCCGACTTTCCGGCCGCCTATGACCCAGACGATATCGACCAAGCTCGCCGTCGTCAGACTAAGCAGAAGCACGAGGAGAAGGTTGCGCATCTAGATCAGAAGGCTGACCAGCGTATGCAGCGTCGAAGCATGGATCCGGCTGCATGGTCTGTTACCGATAGTGCTTTTGAGTTTGGGTCTCGTATGTTTAATCTGTTCCATGTAAAGCCTTGGCAGGTTACCAAGAGTAGATTTCGAATTGCCTTGGCTAATGCTCGTAACACTTACGGGACAGACGGTGTGGTTGAGAACCAAATGTACGATCTGTTCTTCAAACAGATTTCTCAGGATAAAAAGCTTGACAACCCAGAAATCATTTGGAAGAAGTTCATCTCACAATTTGAGTCTTTACGCACTGCCGTAGAACGTAGTACTGTTACGGAGGAGAAGCTCGAACTGGCAGAGGTACAGGCGTCAAAGTCGCTTGATAAACTCAAAGCGTTCGCAGAGGAAGAGGGTCTTTAATTGTTTAAGTTAACTGATTTACAGTTAATCCGTAGATCGTGGGTTAAGGTTGCTGGCATACCTAGCGCACGAGTTGGGTACCTGTTAAGTGACTGCGTTGATCTTACTGAGGATGATTTAGCGTCAGTAAAGCTGTGGCTGAAGTTGGTAAAGAATGGCTCGGTCATAAAGGCCGTAGGAAAGAAAAGCTGCGGAAACGGTATTTTAATTTACGGACGCCCAGGTATTGGAAAGACCACACTTAGCCTTGCAATTATCCAAGAGCTTCTTACAAAGCTTCCTCTAGAGGCTTTTGCTCCAACAGAAAACAAGGTGTTGTTAAAGCCTTGCTACTTCGCCACCTTCAACGACTTGCTAGACCTAAAGGGTAGGTCTATGGATGACTACCCAACAGAAGAAGATATCCTTCTTTGGTCTGGGGTTCTCGGTGAATGCAAAGATGATTCCTACAACATACGAGTTTTAGTAATAGACGACGTGGGTAAGGAGCACTCCACCCTGTCGGGCTGGCAAAAAAATCTACTTCATCATGTGTTGCGCACACGTTTTAACAACGGATTGCCTACCATAGTCACTACGAATATCGCTCGTGAGAACTGGGATGGCCTATATGGTGACGCAACTGCTAGCTTCGCTAAAGAAGCTTTCACTTACCTGCCCATCAACCCAACACGAGGAGACTTGCGATGAAAGAAACGCCAATGCTTGCTGATCTAAAATTGGTTCAAGTATTTTTGCCTAACACAAGTACAGGTGCCTCAGGTGTTTACGAAGTCTCTTACAGCGAAAGCACTGATAAGTACCACTGCACCTGCCCTGGTTTTTCAAGCCGTAATACCTGCAAGCATGTTAGGTTTGTAAAGGCTCGCGTTGAAGCCAACAACGGTAACGGTTACCCATTAGAGATTTCTAGCAGAGCTACAGTAGAGGATGCAGAAAAAGCAAAGCGCTCTGTAAAGGACTTTAGAGAGTTCATTATAAAGTTTGGAAAAGTAGAGGTTATCTAACTTGCTTAAGGGAGACATCAGCAATGATCTCCCGAAAAGAATAATCGTAACTACTGATACATTCTTAACGGCTGAGGTCACCATAAAAAAACGTTTGAAGATTATCCCTGTCCCAAAAGTGGATAGAAAGGTAAATCGACAAACACTTAGTTGGCTATACGTCTACGCCACTCGCACAGGAACCACGCTTGAATTGGTTTCTTATGACATGTCTACTGACGATTTATCTCAACTTATAGACATGCTTGACAATATGGGTACTAACCCATTTAGATACTACACCTCTTACGAATCGATAGGTCATCTAGTAGCTGAACTTCCGATTCGACCAGAGGTCGTAGGTGTTTTAGATTTACCTGATCGTCTGCTTAGATACGGTCATTGGGGTTTAGATATGGGGTCACTATGAATAACCAAGCAAGACTTTTAAGCAAGATAATTAAAGACAGAGATTTGTCTTTAGCTCTTGAAAGTAACATCAATGAGTCTTGGTTTGCCGATCCTGCGGACAAAAAACTATTTCGTTTTTTACACGACCATTACGCTAACTATCAAGAGTGCCCCAGCATTGATGTAATTAAATCTAACTTTCCAACTTACGAACCTTTAGTTGTTGAAGACACAATTTTTTATTTGATAGATGTACTAGTTGCTGAACGTCGCAAGCAGAGAATTATCACGACTATTGGTTCGGCCATCGAGTCAATGGAGAAGAATCAAGACCACGAGGCTGCGCTAAGAGCTATCGAAGTTGGTCTAATAAAGCTTGAAGAAGAAGGCCTTAATAAATCAAACGATCTTGAAGTTACAAAGGCGGCTGTTAAGGCTATTGATGATTACGAGCATCGTAAGAACAACCCCGGCCTTCTTGGTATACCAACAGGCTTTCCTACTATGGATGAGGCTACCTCTGGGTTACAACCAGGTCAGCTCGTTGTGATCATTGCTCCGCCTAAGACTGGTAAGTCAACTCTTGCTTTGCAGATTGCAATCAACGCCCACCTAGAGGGTAAGGTTCCTATGTTCTACTCTTTTGAGATGAGTAACGCAGAGCAGGAAAGCCGTTACTACGCAATGCGGGCCCGTATCAGCCATCGCAGACTTATGACTGGTTCTTTGAGCCCTGAGGAAGAGGCGCGTTACTACAGCAAGGTAAAAGCTATTCAAGACATGAGAGATAAGTTTTGGTTCGTTGATTCTGCAAGTGGTCAGACTGTAAGCGGTATTGCTAGCAAAATCCAAAGCCGTAACCCAGACATCGTATTCATTGATGGTACCTACCTCATGATTGATGAACAGAGCGGGGAGTCAAATACTCCTCAAGCCTTAACTAACATCACTAGATCTTTAAAGAGACTGGCGCAAAAGATTAATAAACCTATCGTTATATCGACTCAGGTACTGGCGTGGAAGATGAAGAAGGGTCAGGTTTCTGCGGACTCTATCGGTTACTCATCCTCCTTCCATCAGGATGCCGACGTCATCTTTGGCCTACAACGTCAAGAGGATGAGAACGACGACCTAAGAACATTGAAGATTGTTGCGAGTCGTAACTCAGGTTTAGCCGAGGTACCACTATGCTGGGACTGGAACACAGGAGAGTTTAGAGAGATATCAGAAGAGGACTTAGGAGGATTACCAGATGACTTCTAAAAAGAAGCAAGATGTTCCGCAGTTAACTGACGCTGAATTAGTTCTTAAAGCTTTTCTTTGGGAGTGCGGGGACTGTAAGAACATTTATACAATGAATGTTTTTCACTGCCCTAACAAAGAACTAGATGAGTTTATTGTTCAAGGGATCGTTAAAGGTGTCCGTTGAAGAAATGGAAGACACCCTTTCCCGTTTAGGGATTGAGGTCATATCTACAAGAGGTAGCGAGATACAGGCACATTGTCCTGCACATAAAGCTCGTACTGGCCATGAAGATCGTAATCCTTCTTGGTGGATTAATGCCGATACGGGACAGCACATTTGTTTTTCTTGTCAGTTTAAGGGCGGCCTATACACACTAATCAGTGAGGTTAACGGCATTGACTTTGAGATGGCAAAAGATTGGCTAGGTTCAGCTGACGCCTTAATTCAAAAGTTTAATCGGGTTACTACGCCAAAGAAGCCACAAGAAGAAGAGATAACAGTTGTTACTGAGTCTATGCTCAGTGCTTTCATAGACCCACCAGCTGATGCTCTCTTATCAAGAGGTTTGACTAGTAACGCGGCGCGTTACTATGGGGTTCTTTGGGATCATAGAAAAGGTAATTGGATTATTCCTGTAAGAGATTTGCAGGGTAAGTTGTTAGGTTGGCAAGAGAAGGGCCACGGAACTAGGTACTTTAATAATCAACCGCCTAAGATGAAGAAGAGCTTTTCTTTGTTTGGCTACCAACAATACGTAGGTGGCGACATGATTGTTGTCGAGTCTCCTCTAGATGTTGTTCGTTTACACTCTCTTGGCTTCTCAGGTGGCGTGGCTACCATGGGGGCGCTTGTATCCCTAACCCAGTTCAACGCCATACGTGGCGCTGAGCGCATCATTTTTGCTATGGATAATGATCAGGCTGGAAAAGCATCCTCTATGGAGTTGTTTAACAAGTGTCGTGAGATGGGGGTCGAGGCGTGGTTCTTTGACTACCGACACACCGATATGAAAGATGTCGGGGCCATGAGTTTAGATGAGGTAAGGTCGGGCCTTGAACGGGCTAGGCACATAGCTCATGGTAGAAAGGTGGCTATGTGAAGCGCAAGGCTTGGATTTTTGATGTTGACGGCACTTTAGCTAATGTGGACTCAATTTTGCATTATGTTGTAAAGCATAAGAACAGGGATACAGACGCTTTTAAAAAAGATTTTGATAGTTTTCATAGGGAGTCTGTAAATGTCCCTCCTCACCCAGAGGTTGTGGACATGGTTTGGGACGTTATCGATAATGCAAAAGGCGACATCATAGTTGTTACCGCTCGTCGCGAAGAGTGGAGGGCGCATACGTCCTATTGGTTAAGGCAAGCTTGTGTGCCACACGAGGCTTTATTTATGAGACAGGACAAAGACTACAGACCTGACTATGAGGTCAAAAAGGACATCTTGGAACATATTAAACTTTTTTGGGATGTTGTACACGCTGTTGACGACAACCCAAATGTGATTAAACTTTGGGAAGAAAACGGCATAGAGACAACAAAAATCGGAGATTGGGACGGTAAACACTAATGTTAATTGGGCTATCAGGGTATGCGCAGTCAGGCAAAGACACTATTGCGAACTATTTGATTAAAGATCATGGGTTTATTCGTCGCGCTTTTGCAGACAATCTTAGAAACGTTTTGTATGACTTAAATCCAATGCTTGAGTCTGGTTTTTTACAGGCAAAGGTAGATGTAGAAGGTTGGGACAAAGCAAAACAACACCCAGAAGTTCGTCGTCTGCTACAAGATTTAGGGTTAGCTGCTAGGAATCACATTCACCCTGAGGTATGGGTTAGCGCGGCTTTAGACCGAGTTCTTAATGACCGCATCGTAGTAACTGATGTTCGATTCTTAAATGAGGCTCGGGCGATTAAAGAACGTGGCGGAGAGATTTGGAGAGTCGAGCGACCTGGTGTGGGCGCGGTAAACAACCACATATCTGAGACCGAGATGGATGGCTATAAATTTGATCAGGTGCTCATTAACGAGGCCGGGTTAGACCACCTATACAATCAAGTGCTTCTATCGATGGGCGTTCGTCTGTGACCTTTACAGGCACCCTTTTACCCTATCAGCCAGAGGCTGTAGACAAAATGTGCGAGCGCCAAAAAATGCTCGTTGCCTACGACCTAGGGTTGGGTAAGACTGTCCTAACCATAGCCGCCATAGAGCGTCTTATGGATGAGCGGAAAATAGATGAGCCGGGCCTTATCATTTGCTTGTCATCTTTAAAGTACCAATGGGCAAATCAGATTGAGAAGTTTACAAGTGGATCTTCACGAGCTTTGGTTATTGATGGAACGCCGAAGAAACGAGCAGAGCAATACCAAGAGGCCATGGCGTGGCGTACGTCGGGAGTTGACTACATTGTTCTTAATTACGAGCAAGTTGTTAATGACTGGAAGTTTGTCGAGAAGCTACCAAGAGGGTTCGTCGTCCTCGATGAAGCCACAGCAATCAAGTCTTTCAGATCAAAACGATCAAAGGCCGTAAAGAAACTAAACAACGCGGAGTACCGCTTTGCTCTTACAGGTACACCTATAGAAAACGGTAAGCCAGAAGAGCTGTATAGCATCATGCAATTTGTCGATTCTTCTGTACTTGGTCGCTTTGACATCTTTGACTCTGCTTTTATTGTTAGAAATAGTTGGGGTGCGGTTCAACATTACAGAAACCTAAAGACATTACATGAGAAGATGAAAGAGGCTTCGGTCCGTAAAGGTCAAAAAGATCCGGATGTAGCCCCGTTCCTACCTGACACAATTCACAAAGACCCTATAAAGATTGTTTTAGATCGTTCCGCTTTTAAGCTTTATCACAAAATAGCTAACGACTTACTAAATGACTTAGATGAGGCGCAGAACCTTTACGGATCGTCCTTTAACGTCATGGCTCATTACGGATTAGAGAACAAGTCTGGTGGCCCTGAGGAAGAGATACGCGGTCGTATCATGTCTAAGATTGGGTGTTTAAAGATGCTCTGTTCTCACCCTGATCTTCTTAAGCGTAGTGCTTATAAATACAAGTCTGTTGAGAAGCACGTTATTTATGAAGACGACGATGACGGGGTCACAACTAGGTTCAGTCAGATGATCCCTACTTTTGGATCTAAGGGCGGGTCTGCCTACGCGGCAGAACTCCTAGAGTCAGGAGCTTTAGATTCTTTATCGTCATCGCCCAAACTAGATTACTTAACACAGTACGTAAAGGACTTCTTAGAGCAGGATGAGGCTAACAAGGTAGTTATATTTGCTACCTATGTGGACATGCTTTCCATGATTGCAGAGGCCTTAGGACCAGAGCAGTGCCGTATTTATTCTGGCAAACTAGATGCGAAAACCAAAGAGGAGAATAAGATTGCGTTCAACAACGATCCTAGTATTCGTGTCCTTATTTCTTCAGATGCTGGCGGTTATGGTGTGGATCTACCGGCGGCTAATCTCCTCGTCAACTACGACCTTCCATGGTCATCTGGCTCAGCAACTCAACGAAACGGAAGAATCCAAAGAGCCTCATCTACATGGCCATCCATAGTAATTCAGGACATAATCATCAATAACTCTATTGAGGATCGTCAATATGAGATGCTTCAACAGAAAAACGCGGTAGCTAGTGCGATTATTGATGGTCATGGCATTGATGAAGAAGGTGGCATTCCTATGACTGCTGGCAGTCTTAAGCAGTTTTTGGAGTTCGCTAGCGTATAAACTATTAGGATGCCAAACGCACCTAAGACCCCGACCCGCACCATCCGTGTGGCCGATGACCTTTGGCAAGCCGTGCAAAAGAAAGCGGCAGTTGAGGGAGTGACCGTTACCAGCGTAATTATCGCCGCGCTGGAGACATACTTGACAGAGGATAAAGCCTAGATTAGTTTTAGACCCACCTAAAGGGGGTCTAAATGTTAGAAGATCTAAAAGCAACACTTCGTCAATATCTTTCATTGAAAGGCGAAGTAGAGCTACTCACTAACCGAGTAAACACATTAAAGTCACGATTAACAGAACAAGTTGAAGCCAACGGTAATGTAGATGATCGTGGTCATATCACCTTAGCTGTTACTGATGAAGTTAAAGGTGATGTAAACCTAACCAAACAGCGTCGCGTTTCTAAGAACTTAGATATTACAGTTGCAGAGCAACTACTAGAAGAACGCGGTATTAAAGACGACTGTATTAAAATGATTCCCACACTAGATGACGCTGCAATTATGGCTGCATTCTATGAGGGCAAACTATCTGAGGCAGACATTGATGCTATGTTCCCTGAAAAAATTACATGGGCATTTATTGTTAAAGAAGCATGACCGAAGATTACATAGATAAAAGTTTTGCTGACTTGGATGAGTTTTATCCGGGCAGTAAACGCAAGAGAAAAACTCCTGCGAAGCAAGAAGCAGTAGTAACTTCTGATCAAGGGTGGGATGAAAACCCATTTAAGAAAACTCTTCCTAACGGGAAGGATGTAGAGATGTTTACTATTGGAGCTCTGGCATCAGCTGTTGGTCGCCCCGTAATAACAATACGAACGTGGATAAAGGAAGGTTACATTCCTGCCTCCCCTTATCGGTTGCCCGACACTGTCGACAAGTACGGACAAAAACGTGCAGGTCGTAGGATGTGGTCACGAGCTATGATTGAAACTCTTATTGAAAAGCTGGATAAGGCTGGACTATTGTCTGTACGACGTATAGAATGGCCTGAACACCGGCAACTCAGTAATGAGATCGCCGAGGCTTGGAATCAAATCCGAGCAAATGAAACTAAACTAGAGAAAGAATAATAATGGCTATAAATAGAGAAGATACAACAATGGTTACTGAAGATGATGATTTTTCAGTACAAAATGCTTCAACAATCGCAGACCGCCCATCGAGCGCAATCTCATCGGGTTGGGACGCACCAGGTGCAGGTGGTGGAAACTATCCTGTTGACTTTAAATTCATTGACAGTCAATTTCAGATTGTTAAATTCTTAGACCCAGAAGCGACTCCGTTCGCTGCTTACAAGGAGCACTGGCTCACACAAAAGACTTCAGGTAAGCGGTCTTACATCTCACTAGGGGCAAACGATCCTCTAGTAACAAAGCTTGGTAGCAAGCCTCGTGAAATTCGAGCATTTACAATTGCTAACCTAAGCGCAGAAGGTGGCCCACAACGTCAGGTATTGAAGGCGACCCCACGTCTTTACAAGTCTTTGTACGCCGCACATCACAACGCACAGTTTGGTCCGCTTCACCGCGGTTACTGGGCACTAAGCCGCACGGGAGAAATGGCTGCGATTGCTTATCAGGTTAACTCTGTTAAGGAACGTGATCTTCAGGAAGACTGGGGAATTGACATTGCTGCCTTCGGCCCGCTCATCGCTGAGATGAAGCCATACGATCGCTCCATTTTTAAGGAGCCTACTTGGGAAGAGCTAGAAGCAATCGCTGACGCTTTGTCCTAATTTGTGAGATGTTGAAGGGCTAGTTTCAGGTGACCCCCTAGACTAGCCCTTCAGCTTATGGGGAGAATAATTTGACGTACATAATTACTACAAAAGAACAGTTAGACGAGATGATCTCGTACTACCTGCGACAAGACGCGTTTGCATTTGACGTGGAAACAGTCGGAGAAAAGAGAGGGGTACCAGCGGTAAATGAAGTCCTTTGGTTATCGTTTGCAACTCATGGTCGGTGCGATGTCATACCAATTGGTCATCCTCACGGTGAGTTTATTAGTGAAACCTATCCGCTTACCGGGCAAGGCGAAAAGCGTGTGCTTGCAGGATTACCAGCTCGCGACTCGGATTATTCGCGGGATAAGAAAAAGGCTGTTAAAACATTTGGCGAAGCCCCTAAACAGTTATACCCTGCTGAGGTATTCTCCGCGCTCAAGCCGCTCTTCTTTAGCGAAACCATATTAAAGATAGGTCACAACTTAGGGTTTGATCTAAGTTCTGTTGCCAAGTACTACAACAATACGATTCCGTCAGAGCCACACTTCGATACCTTGATGGCATCTTTCTTGTATGACAACAAGAATAAGAACAAGGTTGGTCTAGACGATTGTCTTGAGCGAGAGTTTGGCTACCACATGGTCAAAGGTATTGGTCACATGGTTGAGGTCTACGGGTTCAGTGAGGTCGCTAAGTACGCATACTTAGACGCCAAGTACACATGGTTACTTTGGAAGCACCTAGTCCTTAAGTTAAAAGAGGCCAATGTGGAAAAGGTAATGGATTTAGAAATGGGCGTACTCAAGGTGCTTTGCTACATGAAGCTTACTGGCGCACCTATTGACACAGATCAATTACAGGTTTTGCACGATCAGTTAACCGCAGAGGTTGAAGAGGTCAAGAAGGATATCTACCGCATTGGCGGGATATTTAATATGAACTCCAATGCAGAGAAACAGCGTCTTTTGTATGCCCCTGTATCAGAAGGTGGTCGTGGCTTAAAGCCAAAGATCCTTACAGGTAAGGGCGAGAAGAACGAGGGTACCCTTACATACAAGGACTACTCCGTGTCTGCCGAGGCGCTGGAGGAGTTTAGAGACACTGACGAGCTAGTAGGTGCCCTACTTAAGTACTCAGACTTAAACAAGCTTTTAAGCACATATGTAATCCCATACCTTGGTGGGGACATCACTAAGACCAGCAATGGAAAGACAAAGACCGAGCACAAAGAAAGCCTTCTTGTCGGTGGTCGCATCTATGCTGACTTCATTCAGTGGGGTGCTGAGACTGGTCGCTTCTCTAGTCGCAATCCAAACCTACAGAATGTTCCTGCGCCTAACACCGACCACGGTCGTGCTATTCGTAACCTGTTCTACGCGCCCGAGGGCTACAAGCTAGTGGTTGCCGACTACTCACAGATTGAGCCTAGAGTAATTGCCTCGATGTCTGAGGATCCAATTATGATCAAGAACTATCTTGATAAAAACGACATCTACACCACAGTAGGAAATGAGATGGGTGTAGACCGAAAGGCCGGAAAGGTTTTAGTTCTGTCGATTGCTTACGGAGTAGGACCAGATAAAATCGCTAAGCAGATTGGTTGCTCTGTTCAAGATGCAAAGAACTTGCTCACTAGATTTTCCGAGAAGTTTCCTTCTGTAGGTGACTACCGACAGTTAGTTATTGGTGTGGCTAGGAAGTACGGATACGTTAGTACCATCTACAAACGCCGTAGATACCTCCCTGATATCACATCAAGGAACATGGCTTTAAGATCCTCAGCTGAACGCCAAGCCTTCAACACACGTATTCAAGGGTCGGCCGCAGACATCATTAAACTTGCTATGATCAGGGCCTACGAAAGACTCCCTAAGGAGGCAAAGCTCATCCTTACTGTGCACGATGAATTGGTTACGTTAACTCCTGACAAGTACGTGGAGGAAACAAAGGCGGCTATTCTCGATGCTATGGAGGGCATAGACTTGCTTAAGGTGCCTTTGATTGCAGACATGGCAGTGGTACAGAGATGGGGCGAAGCTAAGTGAGTTGGTTCAGTAGGTTCTTTAAAAGAAAAGATGATCCAGTATCCATAGTTACGGACGTTCCAGTAAGTACTATCAAACGCTGGTATATCTACGACACCGCACTTGATAACGAGAATGAGGTTGCATCACTTATCGGTTTAAGCCCGGTAAGCGACGAGGGCCACAGTAAAGAGCGTCAGGATAGTGAGCAGCGTCTCAGGACTATTTCTCACCTTATGCCGTACATAGATTTAATTTCAGAAGTTGCTGCCGAATCGGTGGCTAACATGCAGTTTAATGAAATGAAAAAAGCTGGAGTGATAGACGAGTCTACTGATCCAGAAGAGCTAGCCATTATGCACATGGTGTATCAAGCGATTGCTATATCTGCTTTAGTTGGCGGGCTTTCCATTGCAACCCATTTAGGGATAGTATCTTTAGATGCAGTATCATCCGACGTGTTAGAAGGAGACTATGATGGCGAATGATTGGTGGGCTAAAAAGTTAGGTACTCCTGTACCTCAACCACAACAGCCTCAAATGCCACAGACACAACTACAACAACCACAGCCTGTGTATCAACAACCACAGCAACCTCAGTATCCGCCATCACAGCAGATACAGATGTCGCCCAAGTGTCCTGGTTGCGGTAGTGGCAACTATGGAGGAACAGCTGAGTCAAGAGCTCGTTGTTACGATTGCGGGTACCCAATCACGCAGAGCGGATCTGGAATGGGTACAGGGATTATTGGTCAAGGTGGTCAGAGCGCTGGCCCTGCCGCACCTGCAAAGCAAATTTCAACTGGCGGTTGGAACCCTACGACAATCATTGGACACATCTAATGGCACTTACAGGCGAATTAGCAAAGGTATTTTCCTCAATCAATAAGAAAATGGGCGATGACACTATTGTCCTTGGTTCAGAGATTACAGAAAAAGGTAAGCGCTTTACCACAGGATCAGTGGCTATCGATGTAGCGTTAGGTGGCGGATGGCCGGCCAATCAATGGCACGAGATTATTGGTGAGGCTAGTAACGGCAAGACAGCCATTGCTTTAAAGACTATTGCTGCTAACCAAGAGAGAGATCCAGAGTTCACTACCGTATGGGTAGCTGCCGAAGAGTGGGT